GAGATGCGAGGCCCCGGCCGCGTCGCCTAACGGCGACCGACGGCGTCCCGACACTTCGCCCTGAGCGATCGGTCGGATGACGGGAGACGCAAGGCGCCGGGATGGCGGCTTCTATTTCCACGGGCGCAGCGGCCCCGCTCTTTTCGAGGAAACCGGCATGGCATCCAGACGCGCCCAGGAGAGGATCGAGACGATGCCTCAGCTGGGCCCGGCGTCGGATTCCCTGACCGCGGCCGCGGCGCCTCCCGACCTGGAAAAGCTGAAGCGCTATTTCACCGAGGCCCGGCAGCTGACCGAGCAAGCCAGGCTGAAGTCGCTGCAGTGCCAGGACTATTACGACAGCGACCAGATCGCGCCGCGCGAGCTCGCCCTCCTGGAAGAGCGGCGCCAGCCGCCGATCGTGGTCAACCGCATCAAGCCGGCGATCAACGGCATTGTCGGCGTGGCCGAACGCGGCCGGACCGACCCGCGCGCCTGGCCGCGCAATCCACAGAACACCGACCAGGCCGACACGGCCACCGACATCCTGCGCTATGTCGCCGACTTCAACCGCTTCAAGTCCGTCAAGCGCGACTGCTTCCTCGACATGCTGATCTGCGGGGCCATGGCGGTGCTCGTCGGCGCCGACGCGGACAAGAACGTCACCATCACCCAGGTGCGCTGGGAGGAGTTCTTCGGCGATCCCCGCAGCCGGCGAAGGGACTACAAGGACGCGCGCTTTCTCGGCATCGCCAAGTGGATGTACGCCGACGACGCGGCGGCCCTGTGGCCGGAGAAGCAGGCGGCCATCGAGGCGACCGTGGAGACCGGGACCGGCGGCGGCGTCATGCCCGACCAGTCCTATCAGGACCGGCCCATGCAAGGCTCAGCCACGGGCGGGGCGTGGGTGGATCGCCGCCAGCGCCGCCTGATGGTGGTGGAGATGTACTACCGGGAGGGAACATGGAAGCGGGCGGTGTTCACCGTCACCGACGTCCTCGAAGCGGGGGCGAGTCCCTACACCGACCACAAGGGCAATGCGGACTGTCCGATCGAGGCGATGAGCGCCTATGTCCGCCGCGACAACATGCGCTACGGCGCGGTGTGGGACATGATCCCGGTCCAGGACGAGATCAACAAGCGCCGGAGCAAGGCGCTGCATCACCTGATGGCCAGCCGCGTGCAGCTGAAGGACCCGATCGGCAACGCCGCCGACCGCGACCACGTGCGAGCGGAAGCGGCGAGGCCCGATGGCGTCATACCGCCGGGCTGGGAAATGTCGCCGTCGGTGGCCGAGTTCCAGGGCAACGTCGAGCTCCTGGCCGAAGCCAAGTCCGAGATGGAGCGCATGGCGCCCAATCCGGCGGTGCTCGGTCGCGACGGCCAGGACGCCAGCGGCCGGGCGCTGATGGCGCGCCAGCAGGCGGGCCTCATCGAACTGGCGCCGATCTATGGCGCGCTCGAGGATTGGGAGCTGCGCGTCTATCGCCAGTGCTGGGGGCGGGTGAAACAGTTCTGGCGCGCCCCGCAGTTCATCCGCGTCACGGACGACGAGGACGCGCCGAAGTTCGTGGGCCTGAACCAGCCGATCCTGGGGGCGCCAAGCTTCGAGCCCGACCCCGAGACCGGCCTGCCGGACCTGAGGCCGGGCGTGCTCGGCTACCGGAACGCCGTCGGCGAGATGGACGTGGACATCGAGATCGACGCTACGCCGGATTTGGGGACCATCGCCCAGGAGCAGTTCAACGAGATCGTGCGCCTGGTGGGCGCCAGTCCGATCTACCAGCAGCAGGTGAGCATCACCCAGCTCATCGCGCTCTCAACCCTGCCGCACAAGCGCAGCCTGATCGACCAGATCCAGAAAGCCGAGGAAGCGGGCGAGGCCAGGGCGGCGCAGGCGCAGCAGCTTCAGGCCGCGCACCTGACGGCCAGAACTCACGAGGCCGGGGCGTCGGCCATCGACCATGTCGCCTCTGGCCAGGCGCGGGTGATGAACGCGCTCACCGAGGCGCACGCCCTGCACGCCGACCATGCTGCGGCCGGCTTCGAAGCCGGCGTCGCGTCCGGTCAGCGGGCGCGGCCACCGCAAGATTTGCCTAACGCTCCCGACCAGGGCGCGCCGCAACCACCACCCGCCGCCGGGGTCCAACCGGGCGTGTGACAGCTTCAGGCGGCGCTGAAAGCCGCCATCCGCCGCCGGGAACCGGGCGAATCGGGCCGCCGCCGCTGCGGGCGAGGGAGATCGTCGAGATGAAGTCACCCCTGGACGCCGCGTTGAGCGATCAGCCGGCCGCTAAACTCGTGCAGCCTGAACCTACGTTGACCCCCCTCCCGGCTACGCCGGTCCTCCCCCCAGAAGGGGGAGAGAGGGTCAGCGCCACGAGCGCGCCCGAAGGTCCCGCTAGGGGTCCCGACGGCAAGTTCGTGGCGTCCTCCTCCGCCACGGCTTCGGAGGATGGGGATGCTGGCGAAACGCCGGCGCTAGGGGTTGATCCCGAAGCGTCGGAGGCGCCCCGCGCCCCCCTCCCGCGCTCCGGGCGTACTCCCCCCGCTTCGCAGGGGGAGGGTGGGCAGGTTCCGATATCGGCCCTGCTGGACGAACGCGAGCAGCGCCAGACCGCCCAGAAGGAACTCAAGGCCCTTCAGGAACGCCTGGCGCAGGAGCGGGCCGAATGGCAGGCCAAGCATCCGCCGACCGAAGGCCAGGTGCTGGAAGCCCAGCGCTATGCCGACAACCTGCGCTTTTCGCGCCGGTTCGCGGAAAAAGAGTACGGCAAGGACTTTGTCCAGAAGGCCCACGACTGGGCCTTCGCCAGGTGTGAAACCGACCCGCTCTTCAACGAGCAAATGCGTTCGTCCGACGATCCCTACGAAGCTGCGGTGCAGGCCTTCAACCGGGAGGAAATCCTCCGCCAGGTGAGCCTGGCCGACCTCGAAGGCTTCAACGCCTGGAAAGCCGCCCAGGCGGCCCAGGCGAGTTCCTCGGGCGACGCGGCCCCGGGACAACCCAAGCAACCCTCCTCCGCCAAAGCTTGGGAGGGCTTCACTCACTCGGCGTCTCCGGCGCCGCCTCGCTCGCTCGCCACCGCCCCCGGAAACGGGGCGGCCGGCGCGACCGCCGTCAATCCCGGCGAGGGCGAGGCGTTCCGGAGCGCCCTTGGATAGAAAGGTAAGAAGACGATGGCCGAAACCGTCCTCGTCACTGCCAACGAACGGCAGATCTGGCTGACGCAGTACTTCCAGGAATACGTCCGCCAGTCTCGCTTCCGCCCTTACATGACCAATACGGACATCAACAAGGGCGGCATCATCCTCACCAAGTTCCAGCGTGAGGAAGAGAACTACCGCACGATCAACGTGCCGTTCATCGGCCGCCTCAAGGCCGCCGGCGTCACCGGCGCGACCGTGCTCGACGGCAACGAAGAGGAGCTGACCAACTACAACTGCCCGATCACCATCGACTGGCGCAGGAACGGCGTGCGGCTGCCGAAGTCGACCACCTTCCGCACCGAGATCGACCTGTGGAACGCCGCCAGAGACGCCCTGATGGTCTGGGAATCAGAGAAGCTGCGCGACGATATCATCAAGGCCTTCGGCTCGATGATCGTCGATGGCAGCGGGAACGCCGTGAACTTCGATGCGGCGAGCGCGGCGCAGCAGAACACCTGGAACGCCGGCAACGTCGACCGGGTGCTCTTCGGATCGCTCAAGAGCCACTACAACGCGACCTTCGCGACGGCTCTCGGCAACGTCGCCACCGGCGATACCTGCTCGGCGGCGATCATGTCGCTGGCCAAGCGCATCGCCAAACAGGCCGATCCTCATATCCGGCCGTTCCGGGCGACCGACGGCGACGGGCGTGAGTTCTACGTCGCCTTCCATGGCAGCCGGACCTTCCGCGACCTGAAGCTCGATACGACCATCGTCAACGCCAACACCCAGGCGCGTTCGCGCGAGAGCCCGGGCATGAAGGACAACCCGCTCTTCCAGGACGGCGACCTGCTCTACGACGGCGTCGTCCACCGCGAGGTTCCGGAGATCGACACCTACTTCGACTCCGTGAACACCGCCGGCGGAACGGTGCTGGACGGCGCGGGGGCCTCGGCCCACGACGTGCGTCCGGTGTTCCTCTGCGGCGGCGGGGCGGTCGGGATCGCCTGGGGCCAGGAGCCGACGCCCAGGACCGAGACGATCAAGGACTACGGCTTCCGTCCGGGCTGCGCGATCGAGGAGCTGATCGGCGTCAAGAAGATCAACTTCGCGGGCGTCCAAAACGGCATCGTCACCGTGTTCTGCGCGGCGACCGCGGATAGTTAGCGCCTACACCTCCCCCTGAGGGAGGAGCGGCGCAAGCCGCTCCGGGCGAGGGGGTTACGCGGCTTCCTTCCCTAACCCCTCACCCTCCCATGCTTCGCACGGGCCCCTCCCTCTCGCAGGGAGAGGGGAACCGCGCGCTTCCCCGACTGAAAGGACAATCCCATGGCCACCTACCAGGCCCCCAACGTCACGACCTACGGCTATCAGCCGCCCGGAACCGGTCACGGCGAGGCCGGCGTCACCCAGCACCTGCACGCCAAGTGCTTCCTTCCGGCCACGCTGGCCGCCAATGACGTCATCCAGTTCGGCTACATCCCGGCGAACGCCGTCGTCACTGGCGTCACGCTCGTGGCCGACAGCCAGCTCGACAGCAACGGCTCGCCGACGCTCGCCTTCGATGTCGGCATCGTCGGCACGACCCAGTTGTGGAAGTCGGCGGTGACCACCGTCGGTCACGCCGCCGGCGTCACAGGCGATACGACCATGGCCAGCGCCGGGCTGCTCTACAAGAACACGACCGGCGCCAAGCTGCTGATCGAGGCGACCTGTCACACCGTGGCGGCGACCCCGGTCGCCGGAACGCTGGAGCTCGACCTCTCCTACTTCGTCGAAGACACGCCAGGCTCTCAAGCGTAGTCCCACGCCCGCGCGCCCTTGGCCGGAAGCCGCAGGCGCGAGCGGGGTTTGTCCCACGCCCGCGCGCCCTTGGCCGGAAGCCGCAGGCGCGAGCGGGCTAGATGACCCTCCTCCGCGCAAGCGCCTCGTCGGGGCGCGCCTCTCCCACAGGGGAGAGGGAAACGGGGATCACCACCAAACCCGGAATCTCACCATGTTCGATCCTTCCCTGATCGGCGGGCTCGCCGGCGCGCTCACCATGGTGGCGCTGGGCGCCATCCCCTTCCTGGTCGGCTGGGGCCGCCTGCACACCGAGGTCGAGGCGCTGAAACAGCGCGTCGCCGCTCTCGAACTCGAGACCAACGCCATCACCCACATCCGCGAGGACGTGGCCTTCATCCGCGGCCAGCTGCAGGGGCCGGTCGCATGACGACCCCCTTCCTCTTCGATGACCTGAGGCGCGACGAGGGACTGAGACTTCGGGCCTACCCCGACGCGCTTTCTGGCGCCGCGCCCTGGACTATTGGCTATGGCCACACTGGGCCGGGAATCCGCCAGGGCGTGACCTGCACCCCGGCCGACGCCGAAGCCTGGCTGGAGTCGGACGTGGCCTTCGTGGCGTCCCGGCTTGACGCGCAAATCCCCTGGTGGCGTTCGCTCGATGACGTCCGCCAGGACGTGCTCGTGGAGATGGCCTTCAACCTTGGGGTGGCCGGCCTCCTCAACTTCCACGTCATGCTCGCTGACGCCCAGGGCCACCGCTTCGCCATGGCCGCCGCCGCCATGCTGATGAGCGAGTGGGCGGGCCAGGTCGGCGATAGGGCCATGCGACTTTCAATTCTCATGAAGACGGGCGTCAGACCGACGCTGAAACCCTGAAAGGAGATCGTACGTGAACGGACTGATCAACCTGCTGGTCAAGGGCCAGCTGAGCACGCTCTCGGGCGCAGCCGGGGCCTATCTCGTCGCCCAGGGCGACGGAGCCGGGTTCACCGCCGCGCAGATCACCGGCGCGCTCTTCTGCGTCGGCTCGATCGCCCTGCAGATCGGCGAGAACTACCTCGCGAAGAAGGGGCCGCAACTATGAGCCTGCAATCCTTCGAGACCACCGTCCTGACCGACATCCGCCAGTGGGCGCGGGCGGCCGATCATTTCATAGACGCCGAGTTCAATGAGGCCTGGGGCCTGGTCCGGCCGATCCTCACCGCCGCCACGCCGGCCGAGATCGGCTTGCTGAAGGACTTCATCCAGGACGTGCTCGACGACCTGCCGAACGTCACCGACCTGGCGACATTGGAGACCGCGCTGCTGAACAGCCTGGCGGCCGCCGGAACCGAGGAACTGGCCATCGCCAAGGCCATCGGCTCGAGAATCCTGCAGGCCCTGATCGCGGCCGTGGCCGCGCTCTGAACATCCATCCAGACAAGGAGACTTGAAAAATGCACATCGAAGTACCGACAACCGAGCGCGTCATCGCGAGATGCAGGGCGCGGGAGTGGGCCGACGGAGAACCGTATCTGGCCTTCGACGCCGACGGGATCCACATGCCCACCCTGCGGAACGTCTACATCGGCCTCGATCTGGCTCCGGGAACGTCACTCGCGGAAGCGCGAGCCCTGGCCCATCATGTCAACGTCCACTCGGTGGGCGTCCACGCGCTGATCCTTCCAGATCCTCCGGTCGACGAAGCCTATGCGGCGTCCGCGGACCTTGACGAGGCGATCGACGCGACGCTGCGGCACGCCCTGATCGCGGCGCTTGTGGCGCTGTAGGCCCTACGGCGGGTAGGCGAACTGGACGACCCACATGCCCAGCCCGACCACCCACGCCGCGGCGAACAGGATGATCGCGGCGCGCAACCACCCCGGCCACAGTTTCCGCGCGAAGCCGACAAACCCAGCCATGGCCGAATCCTAGCAAAGCTTGGAGATTTTCACATGCGCCCAACCGACGCAGCCTTCAGCAGCGCGGCGAACCTCCACGTCGTCGCGGTGTTCTTCAACTTCAACCGGTTCAGGAAGCCGGTGATCAACTTCCTGGAGTTCGCCGAGCGGATGGAGGGCCTGCATGGCGTCACCCTGCACCGGGTCGAGCTGGTCGCCGGCGGCAGCCCGTACCAGGTGACCGACGCCGACAACCCGCTGCACACCCAGCTGCGCACGCAGAGCGAGTTTTTCCAGAAGGAGAACCTGGTCAACATCGGCCTGAGGAGCGCCATGCGCCAGTTTCCCGACGCCCAGCATTTCGCCTGGGTCGACGCCGACATCGAGTTCTTCAATCCCAGTTTCGTCGCCCAGACCCACTTCGCCCTGGAACGCAACCCGGTGGCGCAGATGTGGAGCTTCGCCATCGACCTCGACCCGCGTGGCCATCCCCTGGAGGCGCCGGGGCAGGGCGGAAAGGGCGCCCACAGCTATGCCAAGCGAAGCTTCGCCTGGTGCCACGTCAACCGCGTGGGCCACACCGACGGCTACGCCAACGCCGTGTGGCACACCGGCTATGCCTGGGCGGCGACGCGCTGGGCGCTCGAGGCCATGGGCGGCCTTTTCGAGCATTCGATCGTGGGATCGGCCGATCACCAGATGGCCTGGGCCTGGGTCGGCAACGACCGCGGCGTCGACGGCCGCGCGAGCCCGGCTTATCGCGCCGACCAACTGGCCTGGAACGCCCGCGCGTTCGCGGCCATCGGCGGGCGCATTAGCTGTGTCGACGGCCTGATCCACCACGCCTGGCACGGGCGCAAGACCGACCGGCGCTATGTGGAGCGGCTGTCGATCCTCATCGACCACCAGTTCGATCCGGCCCTGGACCTGAGGGCCGACTTCCACGGCCTGCTACATCTCACCGGCCGAAACCCGCAGCTGGCCCGCGACCTGCGCGCCTATATGGCGGCCAGGAACGAGGACGCGAACACGGTCGGCTAGCCCCGTCCGGCCCTCCGAACCGCCTCTCCCCGTCGGGGAGAATGTCGAACCAGCAAGGATAACCCCATGCCTACGTGCCGCGACGCGATCACGCGCGCTCTGCGCGCCATCCGGGCCATCGCGCCCGGCGATGCCCCGCACATCGACCAGCTGACGGCGGCGCAGACAGCGCTGCAGGACCTGGTGCTGGAGCTGCACGAGGCGCGCGGGCCACTGATCGACGTGGACGTGCCCTCGCCCACGCCGCCGCCCGGATTCAGTGGAGCCTGGACGGCCAACGAGAACAGCCGGGTGCGGATCCAGGGCGGATACACGGTCACGGTCACACTGCCCAACAGCGTGCCGATCCATCCCGGATACGAGCCGTTCGACTACGGCTTTGTCGGATGGCCGGCCTGGCAGATCCAGGGTTCGACCGGCGCGGCCGACGGCGTGATGTGGCGCCCGCCCACCGATGGGGCGCGGATCGAGATCGTCGGCGTGACGCACCAGCTCTTCCTCTATCGCGCAGACATCAACCAGTGGATCGGCGCCTATAACCTGAGGCTGGACGACGAATTGCCGCTGAACGGCCGCTACACCGGCCCGTTCGCCACTCTGCTGGCCGAGCGGCTCAGCGAAGACCTGGCGCTGAACGAGCCGAGCCCCGGCTTCGCGCGCCGCGTGGCCCAGGCCCGGGCCGTGATCTTCACCCGGCCCGGAACCCGCGCCCGCCCCGTGAAAGTGGAGGCATTCTGATGAAGGTCCACGGGCCCAGCTCGCTCGCCCTTCGGCGCTCGCGAGTTCCACGGGCGCGAGCTCGCAGCCTTCGCGCTCGCCGCGCCCTAGTTGACCCTCCTCGGCCGAGGCCTCGTCGGGAGCGCGCACAATGACCGTCAAAGGATCATCGGCCAGCAACAACGGCGACAGGTTGTCGATCGACGTGGTCGATCCGGCCTTTCCGCAGTCGATCGCGAGGCTGGGCCTGCAAGGCGGAATGGAAGCGGAAACGGGTCTCGGGCAAGGAGACCTGCTGATCCGCGAGGGCTTCCAGGTGGAAGGCCAGAGCGCCGCCGAAAGCGTCTCGACCGACCGATTCGTCACGACCGGACGCCCACCGAACCGGCGGCTGTACAGGCCCCCGAAGGCCGCGCCGCCACCTGTCTCAATGCTTCGCGCCATCATCCTTGGGAGCGGTGAAAACCACGACTACGAGCGCGGCCAGGCCGAGGATCTGACCCGCGCGCAGCAGGTCTGCGGCGAAGGGATGGCCCGGCGCAACCAGGGCGATGATCGCCATCATGGCCAGGAAGAAGGCTCCGGCCACCAGGATCGCAACAAGGGGATGAAGACGCATGCAAGCCATTCCTAGCACGGGGTTCAGCGGCTTCGGAGAGCGACCGATGCGAAAACGACCGAGCCCACTGAACGGGCGTTGGGGCGCCATCTGCGCCTGGCTGGCAGTCATTGCGCTCTGCCATCCCGCGCAGGCCCAGAACAGCCCGCTCAGCGGCTTGGCGCCGCGGGGCGCGGTGCAGGCCAGCGACATCATCCCGATCATGCCGGCCGGCGGCGCGCAGCTGATGCAGACCACGGTGGGCGCGATCATCGCGCCGGCGAGCGCGGGCGCCACCGGCACGGTGCAGAGCGTGAACCTGACCCTGCCCGGCGCCTTCACCTGTGCCGGTGGGCCGATCACCACCAGCGGGACCATCAGCTGCACCCTGGCCAACGAGAGCGCCAACACCTTCCTGGCGGGGCCGGCCAGCGGCGCGGCCACGGCGCCGAGCTTCCGGGCGATCCAGATTGCGGACCTCTTCGGCGGAGCGGGCGCCTCATCCGTCACCTTCCTGCGCGGGGACGGGACGTGGGCGGTGGCCGGATCCGGGTCGGTATCGAGCGTCGGCCTTTCCCTGCCGGGGATCTTCACGGTTTCCGGTACTCCTGTGACCGGGAGTGGGACGCTGACCGCGGCACTGGCCAGCCAGAGCGCCAATCTCTTCTTCGCCGCGCCGAACGGCTCCAGCGGTGTGCCGTCATTTCGTCTCGTGGCTGCGGCCGATCTCCCGGTCAGCGGCGTGACGGCCGGCGCGTACACCTATCCGATCTCCGTCACCGTCAATTCAGCCGGTCAGGTGACGGGCATCGTCGGCGGCCAATGTGTGACCTCCTGTTCAATGCCGGCGCTGGCGGCCTTCACGTGGGTCGATCAAGGGGGCGCAAGCGCCCTTCAGCCGATCACGAACGGCCCGATAGGGATTTCGCAGCCGGATAGTGGGTCCTCGACCCTGGCGTGGCGCGGGTTGTTCATGAATGCCCCGAGCTGTCCGTGGAAGCTCACCGCGACAGTCCGTGCCTCGATCCCAAACACTGGAAACGTCGTCGTCAACGGCATCTACCTTTATGATGGAACGAAGCTGGAGGGATTCGAGAGCCTCTACGGCGTCAGCGGATTTGAACAGCGTATCGAGCACATAACCAACGTATCGACGGACGGTGCGCCCGCCTGGAATAGCAACCAGGGCTTCGTGATGCGAAACGACTACGAGAGCGCCTGGAATGTGCAGATCCGTGACGACTGCACCAACTATTACTTCGACAGCAGCGAAGAAGGGGTCGTCTTCTACAATCTCTTCAGTGAGCCAGTTGGTACGTGGCTGACCGCGACGAAAATCGGCTTTGGGGCCGACCAATCTCAGGGCGCGGCCTCGGCGGGCCTCTTTGAGCTCCAGAGTTGGCAGTTCGAGCCTGACGCGAACCTCAACGGACCGTGAGGCACAATTATTCCACGCGTTGTCCTCCAGGATGGCTGTTGCGCCAGCCACTAGCTTCCTCTGGCGATTCGGCGCGACATAGGTCGTGTGCCATCTGATCGAATTCGAAACTTGACCGACCGATCCCAAGCTTGTCCCAGCTGCGGCTGCAGCCAGATCGAACAGCGCCCCGCGCTGATCGCGCCGTTCATCGCGCGCTATGTCCTGGACTCCGAACCGGAGGTCTGCGCGCTCTGCCGATGCGGCGACTGCGGGCTGGTCTATTTTGGCAGGCCGTACAGCGAGGCAGAGATCGCGCGCCTCTATGCCGACTATCGGGGCGAGCGGTATCTGGCGATCCGCCACAGCTTCGAGCCCTGGTACACGCGCAGGTTCAACGAGGACATCGGCGGGCCGGCCGGGATGGCCCCGCGGCGCCGGGTCTATCAGGCGACCCTGGCGGCCTGTCCGGACTCGGGCACCGTGGACACGGTTCTCGACTACGCCGGCGACCGGGGCCAGATGATGGAGGGCGGCCCCGGCCGCGCTCACTTCGTGTTCGAGATTTCCGGCGCGCCGCCGGAGACGGGCGTCACGGCGATCGCCGACCCGGCCAGCCTGGAGGGACGGGCCTTCGACCTGGTGCTGCTGTGCGGGGTGGTGGAACATTTTTCCTGGCCGCTCGACCAGGTGAAGGCAGCCGCCCAGCATGTGCGGCCCGGCGGCCTGCTCTATGTGGAAGTGCCGGACGAGACGTTCAGCATCGCGACGATCCCCCAGGGCGGGTGGTATGTGAGGTACCTGCAGATCCTGGTCGGTTGGCCGCTCATTCGTCTCGCCGTGGACTTCTGGTCGACGGCCATGCGCGTGAAGTTGCGAACGATCCCGCCGCTGGGGTTCGTCAAGCAGCATGAGCACCTGAACTTCTTCGACGTGCGGTCGCTCTCGCGGCTGCTGGAGGCGGCGGAGTTGACCCTGCTGAGCTGCGCCGCGGTGGAGGGGGCTGTGGTCGCCCTGTGCCGACGACCGGCTTGAGCCGGCCTGTCTGAAGGGCGGCAAGCGCCCAGCCGGTCACCGTGGATGGTCGGGCGTCTCCCGCAAGAAAATTGCAAAACACAATCTTTCTTGTTAAAACGGCGCGCCCGATTATGGGAAACTATGCAAATTGAGAAGGACGTTCGTCTGAGGCAATCCAGAACCCCGCACGACGCGCGGGCGGTCTTCCCCCTTCAACCGGTTCGGCCGATCCGGGCGCCCTGCGCTTGGAGCGCGCGACCATCCGCGGCGCCTGTGCCGCCTGAACCCCTGCCGCGCCGCCCTCCTTCGCGCCTTTCGGCGCTTCGGAGGGCAAGCCGGACGATGCGAAAGGTCATCCCCATGAAGAAGAGATGCAGCGTGCCCGGCTGCCAGCGCCGCCATGTGTCCAAGGGATATTGCTCGGCGCACTACCAGCGTCACCGGAAGGGGCTGCCCCTGGAGGCGCCGATCGTGAAGCGCGTCTATGGGACAGCCGCCAAGCGGCTTCGCGCGCGTGTGAGGATCGACAAGCTGACGGGCTGTCACCTGTGGACGGGCTTTCGCAATTCGGACGGCTACGGCCAGATGAGGGTGGGCGGGGTCAACCGGACCACCCACCGTATCGCCTGGGAAGCCGCGCACGGGCCGATCCCGGAGGGGATGGTTGTTATGCATACCTGCGACAATCCGCCGTGCTGCAACCCGGCGCATCTGAAGCTGGGAACGCCTGGCGACAATGTGCGCGATCGTATCGAGAGGGGCCGCGGACGCGGCGCTCGGGCGCGCGACCTCGAGCAGAATCCGCAGTGGGCATCATCGTCTGACAGGCAGCCACGCATCGACAAGGCCGCTCGCGCGCTAAGGCGCGAAATTGCCGGGCGCGCCGGGCTCGGCATGGACAAAGAAGCGGTTCACCAGGTCGGAGGGCAGGCTGAACAGGACCAGGAGCATCACCAGGACGATCAGAACCATGACGGCGTAGGTCTCGCGCCGCTGAAGGGGGCCGCGGGGCCATCTGACTTTCATCGACGTTACGCCGGCTGTGATGCCGAGCCGGCGAATAGACGGACCTCGTCGCGTCGATCATCCGCCGGCGCATCCGCCAAGTCGGGCTGGCGCATAGCCGCCTCCCAGATCCTCCGGCCGATCATAAGGGGCCTGAGCAAGGCGGAGAAGGCCGATTGCCCCGCGCCGGCGCGACCTGGGCGTCGACCGTCCGCTCTTCAACCTGGATGTTCCCGCCATGCTCGTTCGTGACGCCATTGAGCGGGCGCTGCGCCTGCTGGGCGCGCTGGGCGGGGGCGATGCGCCCTCCGCCGACGAGATGAGCGACGCCCTGCTGGCCTTCAACAATCTGAAAGCCAGCTGGTTCGGCACGCTGATCGGCGGGCGGATCAGCGAGCAGATCGTGGCGGCGGGAGGCCCCAACATCCAGGCCGAGAACGGGGGCGAGTATCCCGTGCCGGGGGGCCTGGCTTATACCGTCTTTGCGCCGGCGAACCCGGTGAGCGGGGCGCGGTTCGGCGTGGTCGACGCCGGGCTGGCGTTCGGGACCACGGCCTGCACGGTGAACCCCAATGGGCGGCTGATCAACGGCGCCGGCGCGAATCTCACGCTCAGCACGACCGGCGTGGGCGGGCGGTGGTGGTATAGCGGGGACGCGGGCGGGTGGATCCAGGAGGCGGACTGGACCGACCCATCCGACACCCTCGAATGGCCAGAGGCGGTCAGCGCCTGGTTCCCGTACATGCTGGCGTTGGCGCTGGCGGCCGAGTTCAACACCGAGGTGCGAGCGGATGTGATCGCCGCCGATACTCTGGGGCGGGCGGTGATGGCGCGCACCTACGGGCCGCGCGGGCGCAATCTGATGGATCAGCCCCTGGGAAGTCCGTGGCCGCAGCCGCCCGGGCCCTCGCCAGGCGGCGTCGCGTCGGCTTGACTTAAGGCGGCTCCGCGCCGGTTTAATGGCGCATGGACGAGCGGGAACCCGAAGACAGCTTCAGCGACGCCCTGCAGCCCGCGGTCTCGGAAATCTGGGAACGCGTGCTCCGCGTCCTCAAGGACATGGATATTGGCGTTAGTCAGCCAGACGAAACCGCTGCCTTCTTTTCGCGGGCGTATGCCCTGGGCGTCGGGCTTCACCACGTCATCGAGACCGAGGGTTATGAGCCGCCACTCGCGCTCGTCGCGGCGCGAAACGCCAGTTTCGCCCTCGCAGGCACGTTGAGACGGCAGGGAGGCCGCATCGAGCAGGACCTCACGCCAGAGATCGGACAGGCGCTGATCTATTGGGGCGTGTTGATTGGCGAGGCGGATATCGTGCTCGCCCTTTGCGAAAGCGGAGTCCTTTCCGACGCTTTGGCCGCAAACGCCAAACTCGACGATATGGCCGCCAGGCTTCGGGAACAAATTCCCGCCTGGGAACGAGACGTCCTTCCTATCTTAAAGAAACATTGCGCGATCAAGACGACCGTTAGTCTTGATGAGCTGGCCGTCCTCGTCAGACGGTTGAGAGCGACCGATTTGACGACCCGAATTCCGGAAAGCGACGCGGAGATCCGCGCCGGAATCAGGCGCATGAGCATGCGAGGTGATTTAACGATCCTCGGCGAAACCGCTTCGGTTTGACCGCGGCGCCAGGCGGCTGCTGCACCTCAGGGATTTTCCGGCCCGGACAACACCTCGTGCATGGCCATGCCGGGGGCACGGCCCTGGAACTCGACCCAGCCGGTGCAGCCGAGGCGTCGACAGCGTTCCTTTCGATTCCACAGGCTGACGCCTGGTCCGCGCACGCGGATGATGAGCGCCAGATTCACCTGCATGATCAGGCCGCATTGGCCGCAGCGGGAGATCACGTCCCAGCCTTCGCGGCGCATCGCCTCGACCGTCTCGCACTTGTCGCGCCGGACGCGCATGGGGACTCGGTCGGCGTTGCGGTGGCCCATGGAGACGGATCAGAACAGAACAGGAACTATGGGGTCAATAGTTCGAGCTGGAGGAGGACCCCATGCCGCAAGGTGTTGAGGGGCAGGGCAGCGCGCCGCCGGCGCAAATCGCGCAATTCCGGTCCGACGGCTTCAACGCCAACACCGGGCTGCGCGTGCCGTTCTTCGCCGATGCCTTCAGCCGCAGCTTCGGCTTTCCGGACGTGCATCCGTTCAATCTGATCTCCGAGGAAACACCGATCCGGGAGGAGCGGCCCTATGCGGCCTTCGTCGGCCTGCGCGAGGTGCAATACAGCCGACCGGCGCTGGTCACCGGGACCAACCCCGGCGCCGGGCCGATCCGCGGCCTCTACTGCCAGCCGGGCGTCTTTGGCGGGGACCTGTTCGCCGTCTCGGGGACCACTGCCTATCGCGCGGGGCTGAACGTCGGAACACTGACCGGGACAGACGTGGTGCGCTTCGCCGCCTCGCCCAGCCAGCTCGTGGCTGTGGCTTCGGGAACGGCCTGGCTCTACGACGGGGTGACTTTTCCGGCGTTCACGGCCATCGCCAACGAGGTGCTGCCGGCGGTTTGCGACGCGGCCTATCTGGCCGGGCGCTTCGCCTATGCCTGCACGGGCTCGGCCACCTGGTTCTATTCCGAGATCAACGACGCCGGGAACGAGACCGGCCTGGACCTGGCCAACAACAACGA